GAAACTAGAACAGGAATTAAAGGACGATAGCGATCCAACTAAAACATAGTTCGCTGTACATTATTGAATAATTAAAATACCATAGTAATATGGCTAAAGTACCTATCTCACGTTTAAATTCTGCACCTGAAAAGTATGTACAAAACGATTTTAACCAGTTAATTGAAGATTTACAAGATATGGTTAAGATTTTAAATTCAACTTACCCTAAAGATCAAAACGATGAACAAGATAGAAAGGAGTTTTTTTTAAGTGGCTAACATATATAAAAATAAAATGTTTGCTCTATCTAATACTGGATCTAATTTAATTTATACAGTACCTTCTGACACAAGGGCTATTGTTAAAACTTTACAAACTACGAATGAGGGAGCTAATACTGTAGTAACAGTTAGTGCTAATAATACGACCACGAGTTATAAAGCAGCGATTGAAGATGTAGTGACTAATACTGCTGTAAACATGTTGAAAGGGCCGATGATCCTAGAGGAGTCCCAAACTCTTTCGGTTAGTGCAGGAACTGCTAATGTTATTTCTGGAGTTCTATCTGTACTAGAAATAAATAGGAACGAGCAATAACGATACTTGTATTAGATATAAATATATAATATAAAAGAATATTTTAATCTAATTATAAGGAAATTCAAATGTTATTCTGGTTTTTTAAACTCCCTATTATCTTATGTGTACTCATTTTTTTATTTATCATTCTTACTATATAGAGAATATTTTTGAAAAAAATAAAATGAAAAAATATAAAAAGAGCCAATACCAATACCTTTTCGACTATTATTCAAGTATACCAATGATAATAACTGGTATTGGAGCTTATTTTATGCCAATACCGCCAATACCTCCCGAGGCTGCCGCGAAAACTTTTTTTTAATGTTTATTGTTTAATTTTATTGTATATATAGTAGATTAAGCAAGTTAAAGTTAAGATAATAAATAAAAAAAGAAAGGAGAAATATGTCTATCAATTTAGCTGTTAAGCCAAAGGTAACACCTAAGACTAAAAAGTCTGAAGTAGTGAAGCCTAAAGCAAAAGTTAAAGCTATGGATCCTAAAGACTTTAAGGGAACTTATAAGTATGACAGAGATGCTAAAATTCAAGTCTGTGTACCTAAAAACCCTAAAAGAGAAGGATGTGAAGGCTGGAGAAGATTTAACTTATACAAAAATGGCATGAAGATTAGAGATTTCCTTTCAGCAGGGGGAAAAACAATTGACTTAGATTGGGATAGAGCAAGAGGCTTTATCGCAGTAGAAGTTATTGATGCTCCGGGTGCTGGTGGAAAATCTGAAAAATCTACATATACATTAAAAAGTTAAACTTGTTTTATTATGATAATTTTTAATTATTATAATAATAGTAATAGCCACAGACTTCGTTTAAAATCTCTGTGGCTATTATAGGTAGATACTGATCACGCCAGTATAAAACCCTAGAGGAGTTCTGCCAGGTATCTACTGCTAACCGAAAGGAAAGAGTTGTGCTACCTGTAAAACAGAAACTAGCACAACTCAGAAAGGAGAAAGTTATGTCAACTAGAGCATGTTATACATTTAAAGACAAAGAAGGTGCTTATAGTGTTTATTATCATTATGATGGCTATCCTTCAAATGCTTTAAAAATGATTAGTAAAGCCAAAGAGGCAGCTTGGCAATTTCCACGATTTGAAGCTAACGAATATGCAGCAGCTTTTTGTTGCATTGCCAAAGATGGAAAAGCAGGCGGAGCGAGGTTAACTGAAGGACCACATAGGCATGGTGATTTAGCATATCGTTATGACGTATGGTTTGAAAATAATAGTTTGATGGTAAAAATCTGGCATGTCGATTTTGATAATGAAAAGTTATTGGATAAAGGTAATATAGACGAGATGTGGTCTAAATACGTTGCAAGAAAAGAATAATATTGTTTAACTTGATTTTTACTCTTTATATTTTAAAATTAAGTTAAATTAATAAAAAGGAGAAAGTTATGGATATAGATAAACTTAAAGTGTTATTTAAGGATATTAAATATCAAACTGATTACATGTCAGGGAGTTGGGGAGATACTTCGATGTTATCTCGTATGGCTCGTGAAGATAGTATAAGTCCTTGGTCGATAGAAGAATTGATTGATAAATTCTGTAAAGAGAATAATATCAATCTTGACGAAAAGACTTGTGTTATATGTAATAAACTTTTTACTGAGTTTGGTGCTAATCCATCACCAGTAAAAGAAAGTGGAGTATGTTGTAATAAATGTGATAACGAAGTCGTGATACCGGCTAGAATGGAGGGTTTAAATGCCAAAAGGTAGTATCTCTGATGTTGTAGCTTTATCTTGGTTACAACGAGAAGAAAGAAGGAACGAAGAAGGGAGTGTTACAGATGAAGAGTTGAAAAAGTATATTGAAGACTTTGGAAAAAATCATATCATCTATAAGGCTGATTATAACGAAAAACCTCAGGACTTAAGAAAATATGGTTTAAGAGTAATTACTCATCGGGCTATGTATAGAGGTTACGATGTCTACTTTACTGCTGAAGGTTTCGATATAATACTTGCTGATGCTCTTATTCATCGAGAGAAAAATGATAGCGATCATGCTGGAAAGAAATATAAAGCTATGGAACATATAGATAATATGCATAGAAAGTTGCAGGATCAGATAAAAGCTAACATTCAAAGAGTGGACGCACAAACTAAACGATAATTGTTTAATATTGTTCTTCTTTCTATATATTTAAAATTATAAATAAATATAGAAAGGAGAACTAATGGATACTAAAAAATATATAGAGTCCTTAGAAGAAAAATGCCTAGGCGAAACTTTTGACGCCACTTATAACGACACTAATAAAATAGCAACATATAATAACCATATAAACGATACTATTTTAACTATTTATTACGATGAATCTAAAAATATAACTATTTCAGAATTTTACGATAATAAATATTGGACTACTATTGCTTTTAAAACTAAATTAAACCCAGATGAAATAGTATTTTATCATACTTATTTTATAAAGGAGAATAATTATGAAACTTAAAAAAACATGGAGTTTTCTATACTATAGGACTAAAGATGGAGAAATATTAAATGGTTTATATAGTAATATGGATTGCGAGGAAGGTGATATATTTTTTAAAGGTAAAAAGGTTGGAGAGTTTACAACCGAGCACGATAGTCACCTTGGGACGTATCGGTTATTAAAGGTTAAGAAAAAAGAATTTCACGATCACTACTTCGAGGATAAAGATATAATTAAGGCTTGTAATCTTTAATTTACATTCCTAAATAAATCGTTATATTTGGATAAATATGGCGATAACTATAGACCAATTACATCAAACAAATGAGGCAACCTTAACCCACATGGAAAAGAAGTTCTGTGAGGGTATAGCTAGTGGAAAAGGTAAGAGAAACGCTGCTGTTGACGCAGGTTATTCTGAAACTTCAGCTCACGTACAAGCTGCCCGCAACTTAAAGAAGGATAAAATTATCCAGTACATCGATAGATTAAGAGTTGATGCTAGGCGCTTGACAAGTGAGTCTGTGTCAAAAGAGGTAGAGAAGCTCGATAAAGTGTATGCTGATGCTTGTGGCAAGAAGCAGTATTCAGCAGCAGTCAATGCGATAAGGTTGAAGTCTCAACTATTAGGGTTTTTGATTGAGAAGAAAGAAGTACAACACTCAACACTTGATGCTATGAACGATGATGAGATGTCCTCATACCTAGACAAGATTGCAAAGGACCACAACATTCAGTAGCAAGCAACCCGGCCTTGTTGAAGGCTGTTGAAATTGGCTTGAGCCTAAGTGATCAGCAGGGATCCTAGGAGCACGAGTGTGCAACGAGGATCAGGAGTATATATATCCACAACATTATAATTAAACAAATAATATTATTTTGTTTAATTATGTATAAAAAAATATATACTGCAGATATTAACTAAAACAGAAAGAAGAAATATATGAAAAAAATAGTAGAAAACAAAGTACCTCTTTCATTAAGAGAGAAAGCAGACAAAAGAGTTCTTTTCAGATTATTTAATCCGAAGAGAGATAAGTCAAAATCTTTTTTCATTTATGAAAAGTCTAGACTTAGTTCAACTCTTAAACAAGCTTTCGAAAACTCTTATAGAAAGGTGGATATAGAGTACGATACAACTGCTAACCTTAGATTTAAAAAAGTTAATGTATTAATAGATATACCTCAGTATATCATTAAATCTAAAAAGAAACTCTATGAGGAATTACTAGCCTCAAATAGAGAGTTTATCAAAAATAATAAAGTACCTCAAAATATTATAGATAATCAAAAATATTTCGAGCAAATCATATCACAATTATAATAATCATAAATTAGGGAGCGAGATAATCGCTCCCTTTTTGTTGTTGAAATTGGCTTGTTGAAGTGTGCTTGAACCTAGATGATCCGTGCGGATCCTAGGATCAAGAGTGTGCAGCAGGGATCAAGAAAAATAAAAAAAATGATAGAGCTTTTTCAATCATTCAAAAACAAATAATAAAAAAAGCTTTATACAATTTCCTACGATAAAATACTTAAATTAAAATAAAAACGTTTTTTAATATAAAAAAATAAACTAATATTAAAAAATAAATTAAACTAATTAAAGAAAGTAAAAAATGCTAATATACTATTTTAGAAATTTAATATTAACTATATTTTTAATACTATTATATTCTTATATTTCTATTTAAACTTATAATAGAATAATAAGAACGAAACGAGAACGAA